GTTGTCTGCCGAGGGGTCAACCACTATGAAGTTTACCCCGGTTCCTGTCCCGCCTAGCGCAACGGCCACCGCTCCAGATGTCAGCCCATCCGCATTGCCTGTCGCGGCTGTAGTGAGTCCAAGCGTCGTCCGCTGAGCCGCCGCGTCCGCGTCGTCGATCAACGCTCGCCCTGCCGCCGTCAGCGTAAAGACGGCATATTCGTCGAGGGCGGTCGTGTAGATCCCCCGGTCGGCGGCTGTCGTGAGGTCCGCAATGGAGGTGAGTCCCGCGTCGAGTGGTTGCGCAAGTGTGTCGATTTTCGCCTCGACTTGGGCTTCGGTGAGTCCGCCGATCTCAAATACGCCAGAGAAAGGATTAAATTTGAAAGCCATATTCCGATACCTCCAGAGTTAAGATTTCACCACCGTCGACAGCAGCGCGTCATCGACCACCGGCACGCCGCCCACGTAAGCAAACGTCAACGTCGCCACCAATGTCCCCGCCGCGCCTCCCAGCCGATAGACCACCGTGGCGAGATTATTCGTCGCCCCGTGGTAGGTGGTCGCAATGTGATCGTGAGTCGGGATATCGAATCCCGGAATGTTCGTTTGTCGTGTATTCGGATTTGCCATATAAAATTCCTCGCCCGGGTTATCCCGCGTTGCGCCAGTCCCCTGGCTGTCTGGTGTCACGTGAGCTGTCCATGCCATGCTCGTTCCTCATCGATTCCCCCGGCTCTGCCGCCGCTTCTCGTCTTCCCTCAGCAAAGCATCCTCCGCTAAATTATCAAAAATCCTGGCCGTATCGTCCTGGCCATCCTCCCTCTTCAGCGCCGCAGCCCCCGCGTTCTCCGCGTAATCCCGCAGCGTCAGCGGCACATCCTGCTTCGTCCACTTCGTTGCGTCCGTCTCCGGCGACACACCCACACTGGCCAGCACGCACAGGTAGCACTCCCCCGTAGCTGGCAGATACACCGCATCCCCCGGCACGTAGCTCACCCCAGCACCATACTCCCCGCGCGTCAGCACGGGAGCCACCAGGCGGTAGTGAATCCACACCCTCGTCGCCACTGGATCCGAAAGCCACACCCGATCACCGTCCTCGGTGAAGTGATATTGGATCGCGCGTGGCTGCACCCGCGTGTCCTCCTTCGAGATCGCGAAGACCGCACCCATCTCCGTTTGTCCCCGCGTAGCCAGCAGCACGTAGGGATCCGGCGTCACCACATCCCAGAAAAGCGCATTCTCTGGAGCCTCACCCGTATTCGCATCCCGGCATCGATAATAAGCCGTCCCGTAGAACACCTCGTCATTGATCGCATTCGCGCGGGACGCGTCGAAATCCGGCCTGAGCGCCCGCAGCTCCACCTCGCACCACTCCGGCCAATCATTCCATTCCCAGCCCTTGCGCACCGCCTCATCGACGTAAGCACCCAGAGCCAGCATCGACCCATTCGCAAGCTGCGTCGGATCCAGCCCCGCCCGCTGCGCCGCCCGGTCGCAGACCGATTTCATGGTCACCGTTTTCACCGGCCCACCCTCACCTTCCGCGACCGCACCGGCACCCGCGCGCCCTCGTTGTGCCTGAGATACGAATCCAGAAACGCCGTATCTTTCCAGCAGCCCGCGCCAAATCGTTGCCGCATCCGCCAGTAAATGTCCGCGTCGATCCGAGCCTTCGGAATGCCCAGCCCCTCCACGGGCCGCGCCTCACCGAGCGCCCGAGTCGCCGCACCCACGTTGCGCTGAGAGATCTCAGCCAGAGTCATCTGCGCACGAAAGCCGCGGATCAACTCCGCCTGCGTTCCCGCGTCCAACTCCAGATCTGCCACCACCGCACTCATTTCCGATCTCTGAATAAATTGGGCAGGACCACCCAGACACCCCGCCTCCCTAACGTGTCCAGGTAGTCCCGCAGATTTTTGGTTAGGCCGGGTTTAGGTCATAGACCGCGAGGTAGATATCCACCTCACCCGTGTCCACATTCACCAACGACTTCGCCGCCATCGCGTTCACCACCAGATCGATGGTATCCGCCGCCACGTAAGCCTGTTGATTTGCGGTGCCCGCTTTCACGTTCACCGGCGAGCCATTGGCATTCGTCTGCTGCGAAGTCACGTAGCGATCGGTATCCGACCCATCGCCCACGGTGATCGTGTTCGTGTCGAACGCCGCATCCGAGGCATCCGCGAAAGGCGTCACCACCCTCGTCGCCGCCTTCGTCACCAGACACCCATCATTCACCGGCAGCAGCGCAATGGTCTGCGCCGTATCGGCAGCAGCCTCCGTCAAGTCAGCCGCTGTCACTGTCACCCGGTGGGTAAACCCACCCGTCACGCCCTGTTCGGACGTGCTCAAAACTTCAATCTTCATATCAGTATTCTCCTGTTAATCCTGTAAATTCAGTTTAGTTGGCTGCATCGCCTTACGCCGTAGCCGACACCCGCACACCCGCACCCAGAGGGTTCAAGCAGCAAAGGCCGCAGATCGTCTCCGAGTAGCCGCGAGGGCCACCGCCATCCGCTGCCAGCGTCTCCGCCCGTGGAGCCACCGCCTGGCGAGTCTCCCACAGCTTCATGTCGAGGATGTAGGCCGTCCGCTGCGTCGGCAGGAACGAACTCAGGTGGAACTCCACCCGGCCGTAATCGCCTTCGTAGATGTCCACCACCGCCAGCAGCTTCTTGGCCTCCGCCGAGTGATTAAACGAACGCACGTGGCCGTTGCTGGCCTTGTCCGGATCGAACCGCGAGAAATCGCTGATCACGTTCTTGATGTCCGCACCGCAGTAGCCCACGAGTTCATCGGTGGCCCCGGTCTCTTCCCAACGCGCCTGCATCGCGTCGCGGAGGATATCTTCGGTGAACGAGCCGATTGCACCCGTGAAGATACAGCCCGCCGGAGTCAGATACTCCGTCGGCACCGCCGTCTGCGTGTCGCCCTGCGCCGTGCTCGAGAGCCAGCTACCGACACCGCGAGTCTTGTAGCCCTCCACGCCATCGTCCTCCTGGCTGTCCGCCAGCGAGAGGAACGTATATTCCATGTCGCGCTTCAGATCCAAGATCGAGCGCGCCTTGCTCCGGCGCACCTCGCCTTCGGGCGCTCCGGCGATGATGCTCACCTCGTCGGCCAGCGTGGTCACGCGCCATTCGTCGCGCAGATGCTGGATGCGGCCCGAGAGCTTCTTCCGGCGATCCGCCTTGTTCTGGAAAGCCGTCACCGGCTGTCCGTCTGGCGTGCCGATATTCCGCGCCGGGCGATGCCCATCCGCTTGCCAGCTCATCAGAGTATTCCCCGGCTTCTTTCCCTTCCGGACGCGCGTAGTAAACGGCGTCTCCTTCATGTCGACGATCGCGATGATGTCCGACAAGTCCTCTCTTTTCCCGACCTGATTGGCCTCCGTTGCAGCTGGCATAATCTTTTACCCTCTTCCCTTGTTTGTTGTGTTGTTGTGGGTTTCCCCGTTACTCGCTTGCCGCGAGAAATCTTTCCAAAGCCTCCTGGCCCCCGCCCGACTCGATCAGCGCTTCCCGCGCCTCATCCCGGCGCGCACCATTCGCGCTCACCCGGTTCGGCGAGCTACTCGCCCCCGGCGAGTGTGGCGCGATCGGCACCGATCGACGTGGCACCGGCGGCTTCGCCTCAGCCTTCAGCTTTCCGCTTTCCGCTTTCAGCTTTTCACCATCACCTTCCGCGCGACGCCGTTGCAGTTCCTCGAATCCCAGCACCAGCGCGATGTGCACCTGGTCGGCATCCTCGTATTGCCCAGCGGACGGGAAAGCCTCCGCCATCCGCGCCCGCTTCTCCGCGTAATCGCCCTCGTAAAATTCTGGAGCTAGCCGTCGAGCCTCATCAGTCCGCTCCGCCCGCCTGCCCAGAAAAGCCTGCTTGTGTGGAGCCTGGAGCACCACCTCGTTGGATTCCTCATCCAGCGCGTCGATCTCGTCCTCCGTCAGCTCCCGCGTCTCCCCATCGTCCCCCTGGATCCGCACCGGGGTTCCCCGCCGGTAAAATTGTTGAGTCACCCGCAGCGCCTTCTGCGCCAGAGCGACCTTGTTCGTCAGCGCCTCCGCCGTGCTCACGTCCGCCAGCACATCGGGCGGAGCCTCAGCCTTCAGCTTTCCGCTTTCCGCCGTCTGCTTTCCCTCATCGGCCGGCTTCTTCAGAGATTCGATCTCCGCCGTCAGGCGAGCCGTCTCCTCGCGCAGCTTCGTCAGCTCGTCATCCGCAGCTTCCGGCGCATCCACTTCCGGGACCACTTCAGCTTCCGACTCAGGAGTCACCTCCGACGGAGCCTCCAGCTTTCCGCTTTCCGCTTTCAGCTTTTCCTCTTCCTCTTCCGCCGCCTCGTTCAGCTCCGGCAGGAACTCGCCCAATTCTCGCAGCAGCGAGGTCGGGGCAACTTCTTCTTCCGTCTCGATCGGCGGGTCGATTTCGTCAGCCATATCCGCAGCCTTACCGCCACGCCGCCGATATCCGAAGTGATCCCCCCCCTAGTTCCCCCCGCTTCCGCGCGGTCCCTCACGCTTCCGCACAAATCAAGCGCATCGAAGCAACTTTCCCGCCGCCTGCAACCGCTGGCGAGACACCTCCGGCCCGCCACCCGCCGCCTTCACCCACTCGATCACCCGAGCGATCACCACCTCATCCGCCACCGTCTGATCCGCCGGGTCATCGCAGCGAGGCCGAGCCATCCCCAGCTCCCGCGCATACTCCAGCGCCACCGCCCGCAGCGCCCCCATCTCATCCGCCCCATCCGGCAATTCGATCTCGTGCAACCGCCGCCACTCGCCCCCATCGTTCACCACCCGATCCTCGTCCCAGAGCCCACCGTGACGGACGAAGCTATTTTGGATTTTGGATTTTGGATTTTGGATTGTCTGGAAGAGAGCGCCATCCATCGCTTCGAGCGCATCTGCCCGCTTGACGTCCACGTAATTCGCCCGAGCCCACTCCGCATCCACCGCCGACAGGAATCCACCCCACACCCGCTCCGCGTAGAAGATCGCGCCAGCCCGGTCCATCGCCTCGCCCGCCTCATCCTCCGGCATCGCACCCTCGCGCACCGCGCGCGCCAGCGTCATCCGCACATTCACCAGGGGAAGCGAGAGATTCCGCCAACCGTGTTCCTCGTCCGCGTAGGTCAGCGCCACCTCGTCGTCCCGTTCGATCAGGCCCGCCCGATACATCGCGAAGACCCGACCGACGCCCCGCATCCCGTAGCGCTCACATTCCAGCGCCCGCAGCGCCCCCATGCTCGCCGCCCCGATCACGTCCACCCCCATCCGCAGAGCCTCCAGGATTTCCTTATGCCACACCGCCAACTCCTGCCCGAAGACGCCATCGATCAGCACGATCCGCTGCGCACCATCGACCGCCGCCCCGATCACATCCCCCAGCCTGGCCGGCCCGCGCACCCGCGATCCATCCCCGACCAATCCGCCCAACGACGGCCCCACAAAAATCACCGTCTTCATTTCATTCTCTCCAACGCAGCGAACTCCTTCATCCGATCGCACGCCGTCGCCTCCGGCGTCCAATACCCAGCCAATCCCGGCACCATCACCCGCACCACGTGCGCGGCACAATGCACGTCAAAATCGTAGACCAAGATCCGGTCCCACCCATTCTCCGCCAGGGCGACCACCACACTCTCCCAATCCGGCTTCACCCCTTCGTGCCTTCGAGCCTCCGTGGTTGGATCCATCTCCAGCAGCGCCCGCGTCACCGCCGCTCCATCCTGCCCCCGGATCTCCGCGTGCCGCTTCGACCCGATATCGTCCCGAGCCCCCGCGATGATCACGCACCGCGCCTGCACCGCCTCCGTGATCGCCCGCCGCAGAGCCACCTCCGCTCGAGGGTGGCACCCATAGCCCTTGTAGATCCCCGCCGAAGAATCCTCCCGATCCAGCAGATACACCATCACCACCGGCAGCCCGGTATCCGGCATCGAGAAATCAAAGCACCGCACCGCGCATCCCGCCGCCTCGATCCGGTCCAGCAGGTCATCGCATTCCGCGCTCACGCTCTCCGGGTCGAAGCACTTGCTCGCCAACCACGCGTCCCCCAGCTGCGTCCCCGCCCACTGGTGGCACGCGCAGCCATCCCGCTCGATCACCTCGCACAGAGCTTGGAACACCGCATCCTCTCGCGAAGATCCCGCCGCGAGTCCATTGCTCGTCGATTGCCACACCATCTCCGCCAGAGGCCTCTCATCGCCCGGCATCAACCGCACCGCCTGCCACGGCACCGGCATCGGCTCCCCATCGCCCGACAGGCCCACATCTCGCACCCACGCCCACCGATACCGCCGATCCTTATCCAGCACCGACCCCCGCACCCGCGGCAGATCCAGCACCGGGCGCGCCGCCTGCATCAGCAGCTCCCGCACAGACGCCACGGAGTAAGGCACGTCCGCCGACTCCCCGACAAACCGCTCGATCGACTCATAAGCCGCGCTCGCCCGCGCCGCCGCCACCGTCACCCCCTTACCCGAATCAACAGATAGGGTCTTCGCCAGCGGACGCACCGACACAAACACCGGGATCCCGATCCGATCCAGCCCGGTAATCTCCGCCACCCGAGTCACCCCCGCATCCGGAAGAAACGGCTCCACCCGCTCAAACGCTTGATCCGCCGTCAGCACTTCAGCTTTCCACTTTCCGCTTTCCTCTTTCAATTTTTCGCCTCCCCTGGCACGCCGGACCGCCCGGCCAACGCCGCCGCCCTGGTATCCTCCAGCTGCGCCGCCAGAGAATCATAGCTCCCGAAGCACGCCGCGTAATACGTCGTCTTCATCGGATTGCGCGCCACGTGCCGCTCCGCGCACACCTCCATCTTCGCGCATTCCACATTTCGCCGCACGATCTCCATCACCGCCCGGAAGACCGGATGCCGCTCCGGCACCGCCAGCGCCGCCATCACGTCCACGTCCTCCATCTCCACCACCGGGCCCCGCACCCGCGAAGCCCTCCGAATTTCCCAACCAAATATCCGCATCACAATTTTTCAGCTTTCAGCTTTCAACTTTCAGCTTTTCCCCTCCTCCAGCACCGGCTGCGCACCCACGCGCCCCGTCTCCGCATTATCCTGCTGCTGCAACATGAACTGGAAATGCTTCACCCGGTTATCCACCAGCGAACGGAAGATCTCATCCTGCGCGTAGCGTTCCCGATTGACCGGATTCTGCATCACCATCGACTGCAGCTTCTCCATGCGGAGCCCGTAGTTCTGCCCACCCTCGCGCATCGGAGGTTCCACGCCCGCGAAGAGCTTGGCGAACTGGATTTCCTCGTCCTCCACTTCCTCCTCCGCCGCGCGCTCCGGAGCCTTGATCGCCTCGCCCGCCATCCACGGATCCATCGACTCCATCGCCCGCGTCAGCATCACGCCCCCATCGATCAGCCCCTGCTGATCCAGCGGACGGATCACCTTGCTATACAGCTCCCACTTCTTCACCAGCTGCTCATCATTGAGATCCCGCACGTCGAAGACCATCTGCACGTATTCGCGCGCCCGGATCTGATCCGCGCTCACCGGGTCCATCCCCGCCACCGCCAGCATGTGCTCCGGAGCCCAATACTGCTGCCCCAGCGCAAACATCTGCTCCACCGCCAACGTGCACGAGCCCAAGAAATCCTCCACCAGCGACTGCGCGTAAAGCTGCGACTGCTGCGGCCCCACCCGTTTCGAGAGCCGTCCGAAATATTCGCTCAGATCCTCCTTCGTCGCCTCCTCGATCTCGATCGATCCGCGGTCGTACGGCGGCGGACGCATCCACTGCACATCATCCGGGCGGCGCAGTTGCCAATGCTGACCCGGGCCGAAGCGCAGATTCATCAGCCCCCGCTGACTCGGAGTGATCACCGGCGGCACCGTCGCGATCTGCGTCCGATCCGTCCGGCTATCCCGCTGCACTTTCAGCTCATTCTGCCACGGGAACGCAATCTCCGGGATCCCCCGGCTATCCAGCAGCGAGCGCGACACATCTTCCCGCGCAAACGCCACGTAAGGGTAAAGCCCGTGCGCGTAATCCAGCGGCCCATGCCAGCCCGCCATGTCCGGCACCGACGCCGAGATCACCGTCTTCATCACCACCGGCGTCCCGTCCTCCCCGGTCACCCGGTAAAACACGTGCCACAACTCCACCAGATCCCGGTCGTCGTCCAAGAACCCATTCGTATCCCGCGTCCGGTCCAATCGCGTGCGCTCCGCCCAGGTCGAGTTCACCATCATCTTCCCCTTCGACTTGATCGCCGCCGCCACGAAGCCCTGATCGTAGCTCCCCGTCCGCACCCGATCCTTCAGCTCCGTCTCACTCACCACCTCCCGGTGCGCGATGAATCGAGCCCGCTGCAAATCGTCACACCCCGACGGGAAGATCACATCCACCATCGGGCGCAGCGCCGTCCAGCGCGGACGATTGCTGAGCACAAACGGACGCGGCACCCGCGCCGTCCCCATCGCCCGCAGCTCCTTCAGAGCCCGCAGCGCGCCCCGGCCATCGAGCACCGGCGAGATCTCCCGCATCCACTCCAAGGCCAGAGGTTCCTTCAGCGGATCCGCCAGCATCTCCGCCGTATCCAGCATCATCCACTGCGAACCCATCGCCTCCATTTGCGAAGCCAGGAACTCGTGGAAATACTCCCGCGTCACCTCGAGGAACTCCAGCCGCCGCTCCTGCTCCCACCAGACATTGCAAATCGCCAGCCCATAGGTGGACTCCCAATTCGCCAGCAGCCCGATCTCGCGGCGCAGATACGGCAGCATGTCCACCTTACGCGTGTGCTCCAGCATTGCCGTCACCTTCCGCGCGTAGCCCATCGCCTCCGTCGGCAGAGTCGGGATCGCCTGCAGCCGCGCCCGGAAGAAGCTCGTCTTCAGCAGACGCACCTCATCATTGATCACCATGTCGATCGTGCGCACCCGCGTATCGCTCGCCCCCTCCCAGGGGAACGGCTCCACGCCCAGCTCACTCCCGTGCTTCCGGCCATCGGCACTCTGCCCCGGCCACACGCAGAAGCGCGCATCGAAGGCGTGTTCATTCCGATCGTAAATGAAACGCGCATTATCGTATTCGCGCTCCAGTGTCCCCCGCAGCAAATTCACCGGAGCCTCACCCCGCATTGCCACCCGCTCAATCTCGCGTTCGTCATCCATCATCATATCCCTGTCCCTTGTTTTAGTTCACCCTCGATCAGCCCCATCGGTCGCAGCACATCCGCCACGATCTGGTCACGAGAGTAATAGTTGTGTTTCTGTCGAGAATAAAGTTTTTCCATCGGCGAGATCACCCGTTCCTCCAAAAGCACCCGCACCCGGTGCTCCGTGAAATCGAATTCCTCCACCAGCCAGGCCACCACTTGGCCCCGTCTCATCTGCATTTTTGCCATCATAGATTTTCCTCCACACGCTTCATCTCTACTGCCAGCGCGGATTCAAAGGTCTCCCCCACGACCGGGAAAATCTTCGGGCACCAGTAGAGCACTCCATCCGTGCCCCGCTCCGTGTAGGAATGCTCGATCAAGAACATCAAGGTCCGGGCGGCATCTATCTCTTCCATCAGTAATACCCCCCCCCGCTCACCATCACTCCGCCGTTCTCCAGATACTCCAGATCAGCCGTCGCCAAGTAGCGCAGGCAATCCATCGGATCCTTACACGCCGCCTTCGCCCCATCGTTCCCCGTGTAATTCTGCATTGCCCAGATCAGATTCTCGCACGCATCACTCACGAAGAGCCGCGGTTCATTGAGCAGCGCCACCACCGGCTCCGACTCGTCGAAGCTCAGCAGATCATTGATCCCCTGCACCCCCTCCTGATTCCCGTGGATCCCCTCATTCTCCGGCAGGCCCGGCGCGGCCCGCAGATCCAGAGCCGGGCCCGTCACCTTCCCCTCCCGGTCCACCTGCTCATCCGCAAACCGATCGATCAAGCTCGAGCCTCCATCCCGCTCCGCGATCGACTGCGCCGCACCACTGCGCGGGTCCACGTAACGCTCATCGATCACCTCGCCGCTCATTTCCCAGCCCCCCTTGTCCCACACATTCCCCTCCAGCCGCAGGATCATCCCCTTGTATTCCAGCACCCCGTAGCCCAGCGTCGGCTGCGCCGGACCCGCATCCCCATCCCACCTGCGCGGATCCTCACTCGCCACCGCCCATTCCCCGCACGAAGGCACGTCCGGCCACTCCCGGTAAACGAAGTGCCGCCCCTCCGAGTCCACCGCCACCCACAGCATAAACATATTTCTCGCACCCGCCGGGTCCATGATCTGAAAGCGCGACACCCGCGCCCCCGAGATCCGGCCCATCAGCTCCGCGTGCGGCACGATGTGATTCGCGCCAAACTTCGGCAGCAACACCCGCGAGAGCCTCCGCGCAAATCCATAGAACCGCCGCTCCCGCACGTCCACGCTCTTGTGCCCGTAGAGCGATTTCAGATTCGCAAAGTCGCCAAACGCATTCAGCACCGAGTGGAAGTAAACGATCCCCACCCCATTCCGTTCCGCCACGAACGGCATCTCGCCCGGCGGGCAATCGTCCACGTGCCGCATCGTCGGGTCCAACAGCTCCGGATCCACCGGCAGCGACCGCAACGTCCTCGCCCCCGCCGCCACCTCCGCGATGGCCGGCGTCATCCCATCGATCGGAGTGAACGCCCACAGCATCTTCCCGCGCCGCGTCGACAGTCCCCGCTTCAAAGCCTCGAACCACTTCAACGGCAGATTCTCATCCGCCACGATCAGGTCAAACTGCAGCCCCTCGTATTTGTCCAGCGCCTGCCCGTAATTCCCGAAGATTGCCGTGCCCCCCAGCGGAGTCGTGAAGACATTATCCCCGAAGCCATTCTTGTCATCGTAAGAGATATTGCCCCGCTGATTACCCTTCGACCGCTTCAGCGACCGCCACTCCGGCGGCATGTATTTCCACACCGTCTTCTGGTGCAGCTGCTTGCTCGCCAGCTCGTTATTCTGGAGGAATAGCACGTTGATATTCTCCTCATTCGCCAGCCGCTGCATCCCCCGCTTCAGAGCAAACTCCGTCTTCCCCGCCTGATTCCCACCAAAGATGCAAACGATATTCAGGCGAGTCAGCAGATCATCGACGATCGGCCAGTGCCAAGGTTCGTATCCATGAGTCAGCGGACGTTCCCGCTCCATCCGGATTCCATTCTCCCGAGCCGCCCAATATTCCGCCAACTGGTCAGGAGTCATCAACACCGACCGTTCGCCCACGCGGCAGACGAACGCCGCGCCCGAGCGGGAAACAATCACCGGAGTCGGATGAATCGGATGCGGAGCCCAAATGAGATCACTCATAAATCAATCAGCTTTCCTCCAAGATTCCCAAGTTAAGACAACACATCTTCCGCTTTCCGCACGTTAGACAGAGCGTTCATTACGCGGCGTTCGGCGACGTCCGCTTCAAATTCAGTGCTGACCCGCATTGATTCCTTGTAACGATCAATGACGCCAGAGCACGCGGTACGTACCGCTTCGTCTGGTTCTTCTCCATAGGTTTCTATCGCGTCCTTGATCTGATCGCCAAGATCATCTTCGTCAATGAGGAGGTTTCCGGTCATCGTTCCGTGCGTGACCTTGAGCGCAGCGGCGGCCTGGCTAACAAGGCGCTGCACCAAACCCCTAGCCGCTGGGGTCTCGGGTGATTCGGTTGGTTGTTTTTCAGTTGGTGTTTTCATTTTGTTTGGGTGTCCGTTCGGGGTGGGTGAGCTTGTCGTTAGGCCGAAGCGCGGGGCACTCGCACATCCCATAGCTTTCGTCGCCGTAGGGATGGCCAGTGCCCGCGCACCACTCGCACATCGGATATTCAGACTCGTCGTTTTCCTTTCCTGCCCACTCCGCATCAGCGAATGGAGGGATTCCGGTGTAGTCACATTTAGACTTTCCGAAGCTTGGAGATGCGTGGAAGTTTGGTCCCCGAGCCTCGATACAGCCAGGCGTGTGGCAGACCGGGCAAATCGGCCTAAATCGCATTTCGCGGAGCGCTTCCGCGAGTTCGTCTCGTTGCCGTAGGAGCGTTGCGTTTTCGCGCAGCAATGCGTCCCGCTCTAGATAGGTGACAGACCATGCCGCCTCCGCCTCCTGGTGT